TGTGTACTATCACCAGCGCAGGAACGCCGGGAAGCGTTCTAAACGTGTCTTTACCAAAAGTTGCGGCATACATAGACGCGCCGTATTTTGGTTGCAACGGTACGGCAACATTTTACGACGCAAGCACAGCCACCCCGTACGTTTTGGGCGTTCACTCTCTCGGAAGTTCAAACACCGCGTTTGTAGGCATTGCAGCGGGCGGTAACTATTTTGGCGCTATACCGGCAGTAACCGTGGCAAACGGGGACACGGTTTCATTTATTATTAGTTACGAGACAACATGACAAACCTAAGAAGCCCATTTGACAGCGACGAAATACCGCAAGAGTGGCTTGTTGAACGTATGCGCATTGAGCGCAACCGCCTTCTCTCTGAGTGTGATTGGGCAATGCACAGCGACGCGCCAACAGACAAAACCGCATGGACGACATACCGCCAAGCCTTGCGCGACTTTCCAGCAACATGGAAAACAGCAGAAACCGCAAACTTCCCAGAGGCTCCGAAGTGATCTGGCGGATTAGTTTCGTGGCGCTACTCATCGGCTCTTTGCTTGTGGCGTGCGGAGATCGCGTGCGCCTTAACTGTGAGCCTCGAGTAAAGAACAAAGCCCCAAGCCTCGTCACAGAAACAACACAGATCACCACAGCCCCACAATATGCACAAGGTGGAAAATGCTAAAGAAACCCGAACATCGACTAACTAACGAAGAAATCAAAGCGCGGATCGTCATGATCGTCGCTTGTGGCTTGACGGCGTCTTTCGTCGGCTCCGTGTTCACAATTCTCTACGGACTCCTTTTTGTGACCCAGCCTATGGAAATGAGCGAATTGGACTCAGCCCAGATATCGGTGCTCTCAAGCATGCTCCTCACGCTTTCGGGCGGACTCATCGGGCTACTTGCTGGCAACGGCCTCAAAGACAAGCCGAAAGATAAACCAAATGACAACGCCTAAACCAGCTGCAAAAACTAACGCGATGCCGTACACAGGCAACAAAGACGCCAGCGCGACAGGCAAAGCCACTCCAGGCGCACACAAACTCCTCGACATTCTCGGCACTAAATGGGGCTTCAAAAACCTCGGGATCTACGCCTACCGACCGATGCGCGGATCAACCATGCTCTCAGTACACGGCACAGGACGCGCCTTTGACGCTGGCTACAAACAATCCCAGCAAGAACTCGTTACCGAGATCTGTGACTGGCTCGCCGACAACCACGTCGCCCTCGGCATCGAGGAAATCCATCAGTACGTCTGGAAAACACACGGACGCGGTTTCCGCTGCAACCGTGACGGAAAGCCAGGCTGGAAAGAATGGGACGCCGAAAACAACGGAGGCCCAGGCGGATACTGGATCCATGTCGAGGTATCGCCGACGTTCGCCCAAAACCCTCGGCTCATTGTGCAGGCTTGGAAAAACACGATCCACACTTTCGTCACACCGATCGTGTAAGTTCTCTCACGTCACCTTCTATCCCTACTACGGAGGCACTAATGGCAGGCAAAATTATCCGACCCGACGACTGGGACGAAGGCACTCTCTTCCATGCACCATTGCATCGAGAGCCCGACCAGCTCACAAGCGTCCAAGGCGCTCGAGACGTCAAACACAGGCGAACATCCCAGGCGATGCTTCTACTTATCGAGTACCGGAACCACAACCTCACCGATGAAGAAGCAGGAGCCCGATCTGGGCTTATCAGGCGCTCACGGTGCTACTGGAAAAGGTGCTCGGATCTTCGAGCTGCAGGCTATATCGTCAAGACAGGAGCCACAAGGATCGGCTCTTCAGGATCAGCACAAAATGTCTGTGCAATTACCCCAGAGGGCCTTAAGGCTCTTGATTAGGAGGAATTATGTTCACTCGATCAAAGGATCGCTGTTAAGCGACTTGCGGCAGCCGTGCTGCTTATTGCCGCTTTCAACCCATCTCCAGCAAGTGCCGAGGCTTTGCCCTTCCGATGCGAATACTACGCAACGAAAGCCATACAACTCGGCTGGCCTAAAAAGGAGAAAGCGATGCTCATGAAGATTATGTGGCGCGAGTCGCATTGTCAGACCACGAGCATCAACCGCAAAGACCCTTACGGGGGGTCTTTCGGACTACTGCAAATAAACGGCAGTAATGTCGGCTGGGCAAAACGTGGAGGCTGGATCAACAGCCGAGACGATCTGCTCAAAAGAAACCAAAACCTCAAGGTGGCCCTCGAGTTGTGGAAACTCTACGGCTGGCGACCCTGGGGAACTAAATCATCCCAATAACAGAAAGAGCCCCTACATGACATTTAACTTAGATAATTACGAGCCAGTAGCGCCCAGACTGGCGCGATGGCTGGAAGCAGCAGAAGATCCTCGAGTCATCACATCGCTCATTGCTTACGAGCCTGGAAAGTGGTGCATCTTCAAGACCGATCTCTACGAAGGCGAAAAGATGATCTCAACAGGTCACGCCTACGAGGAGCACACCGAAAAAGGCGTCAATTCCACGAGCTTTATGGAGAACTGTGAGACAAGCTCGACGGGAAGGGCGCTTTCCAATTTTGGGATGGCAGGCTCAGATCCATCCAAGCGCCCCTCTCGTGAAGAGATGACAAAAGTACAACGCATGACACCCAGCGACGCTCCTGAAGGCACTCAACGCCCACAGGCGTCACCTAACAAGCCAGCATCAGACGCGCAACTGGGGCTCATCCGCACGCTCTCCAAGAAACTTGGTTTCGAGGCACATTTTCCTCCGAACTTTACGAGCTACGACGCCTCCCAGGTGATCCAAGAACTCAAAGGCAACGTCATCCCACTCGCCATCCGCGCCGAGTCTTTCGAGGATCCGTTCTAATGCAGCTCATCGGAAAAGCCATCACCTTCGTCATCATGGTCGGGTTCATCACCCTCATCATCGAGGCGATCCTTTACGAGCGCGAGGTATCAGGACAAAGCAAACAAGAAAGGCCCTTCTATGAGTAACGACGACCAGATCTGGAACGCATTTATCAGCGCGATCCCTGCACAAGACAAAGCACGACATGATCTAGAGAACTTCCAGGCGCGACTATTGAAGAGCGCTCTGCAGGAAATTGAGGATCTAAAACTGGAAATCATCCAACACAGAGCCGAGATCGTGCAGCTTGAGGAAGTGCTGCAGGGCTACTCGAGCCTGCTTCATGACGTGACAAAGGACAGAGACCGCTTTCGTGATGACTGGAAAGCAATGGCAGAGGAGGCACAGAAGTGGCGCTCATGACAGACGACGACTCCTACCAGGTGCACGTTTACCCAAAAGGGCGAAAAGTGACTCTTGTGTTCATTGGCGACTGCTGGGATAAATACAACTACGAGCTCACATACAACTCATTCGTCGCGCCACTTGTCAGGCGTTACTCGAGCGACTGGATGACCTGGGGCGACCGTGAAACCATCGCCGATGGCTACTACCAATGGACTTGGGAAAAACGAGAGCTCGACATCAAAGGCGATGGGTGATGGTTGCGCTAAGTGAAAAAGAGTTTCAGAACAAAGTCATCGCCCTAGCCATCATGTACGGATGGCGCGTAACACACTTCAGAGCCTCTCAGGTCGGCGGAAAGTGGATGACCGCTATACAAGGACACTCAGGGTTCCCCGATCTTGTTATGGCTCACCCAGACAAAGGACTTATCTTTGCCGAACTTAAGACAGAGCGAGGACGCCTAGACCCAGCACAGATCAACTGGCTCCGCACGATTGACGCTGCAGGCGTTGAGGCGTACTGCTGGAGACCATCCGATATGCAATTCATTACCAACCGACTACTAGAGAAAGCCCCTACGAAATGACCATCATCCGCGCCGAACGGCCCCACATCAATTACACCGTCATCAAAAATGAAACCCTTAGGAACAACTCGCTCTCCTTCCGTGCTCGAGGGATACACGCTTATCTGCTCTCCATGCCCGACAACTGGCGCACATCAGCACTCCAGATGTCACGCCTAGGGCAAGAAGGCCGAGACGCCATTCTCAAAGCATTACAAGAACTCGAGGACGCAGGTTTCGTCAAGCGCACAAAGAGTCAAGACCCTCGGGGACGCTGGCATTCAGAGATCATTGTGTACGACGAGTGCAGCTTGAGCCGTGTGGAAATGCTGTGGAAAAGACGTGAACAACAACAATCACCGACGCCTGAAAAACCGAATTCGGTAAACCAGGCGTCTTATAAAGAAACTATTACTAATGACGTTGAGAAAAAATCAGAGACATTACTCAAGACCCGAACACTAATCTGTGGACAATGCGCAGGATCAGGGCGCGTCCTAGGCTTCATGGATAACCCTATGGAATGTCCAGATTGCCACGGCGACGGCATCCAACAATGAGCACAGCACGACGTAAAGACCTAGACAGCGCGTCATACCGAAAGAACCGAGAAACATTCCTCACCGAATGGGACGGCGCGTGTCATTGGTGCAAGCGCGCTCGAGCAACAACCATCGACCACGTCATAGAGCAAGACAGAGGAGCAGACCCCACAGATCAAAGCAACTGGGTCGGAGCCTGCCACAAATGCAACAGCAGGAGAGGCGCGGAGTATCTAGCGAAGAAAAGAGCTGCAACAGTTCAAGCAAGAACGAAATCACAAAATCAAACGCAAAAATCAGAAAATCAGAATAATTTTTTTGAAATTGAAAAAACATTCAC